TGAATATGGTAGTGAAAACTGGTCTCCTGCCGAACCGTTTGAGGAAGCGTACCACGAGGGGACTATCGAGGACGTTTCAGATGGTTATCATACATTCAAGGAATTATATCAGTACCGCATGCTTTACAATGCGGCATTTTTCAATGAACTTAATAAAAACGGAAGAGGCATTCCGGTGTGTAAGTCACATCGTCATTCTGATGGGGAATTGTGCTTTGGCGGAGGATGGTTCATTGTAATGGCTGAACTTCCAACAGGTCAAGTGTCTAATCACTATGAGAATAAAGATTGGGATTTGTTTAATGTTCCCGAACTTGAAACAGGTTGGAAATGGGATGGTCATACACCTAATGAAGCAGCAAATAGAATTGAGGCTTATTTGAAATTTAATCAAGGCAGCACTTTTCTTGACCGTTTGCAGATTGAACATGATGATCTTGTAGAAAAGTATGACAAGTGCGAAAAGTTTGTAGATTCGGATAAGTTCCGTGAAATTGTACAAGAGGATTATCCGGCATTTCTGTTATCATTGCAACGAAATGTGATGAATAGATATGGAAGTATTCTTGAACAAAGAATGTCCATAGCTAAAGGAGAAACAAGCATTACAACACTGCCAAGAATGTCCTTTGGAGATGCAATCGAAGCGTTGAAGTTCGGTCTTGCTATCCGTAGAAGTGGCTGGAACGGTAAAGGTCTGATGGTATTCAAACAAATACCAGCGCATATCGAAAGTGATATTATCCCCAAGATGCAATCGCTGCCACAATCAGCAAAAGACCTTATTCTGAAAGGCAAGGGCTTCATAGACTATACAAGCCAGTGTCTTATCTACAACGAAAATACTGGGCGTGCTGATTCATGGGTTCCGTCTATCAGTGATGTGTTTGCCGAAGATTGGGAGATTGTACAATAACCTATCTGTCAAGTTGTAGAAAAGTTAAAGGCAGCGTAGGCATCTGTTTATGCTGCTGGCTTAAAACTTAAAATCATGAAGAAAAAAATATCAAACTGGCTTATTAGATTAGCATCGAAGATCAACCCACAAGAAAGACTAAGTAGTATTGAACGAGTTGATAACTACGAAGCAAAGAAGCTAGGAATATGTCTTGCACGGACCAAGAAAGAAATCAAGGACTATCGCAAGAAGATGAAAACTAACGAAGGCTGGTCCAATCGTAAAGCCGATGAAATACTTATCAGAGAACTTAAGAACGAAGTGCGACAGTCAATCATCAACTTTATCAACCAAAGAGGGTTGATTGAATACTCCGTTGAAAAGGTTGGTGACGAACTTCATGTTACCGGTGAAATCAAAGTCTATATCAAGAAAGAATCGCATGAAAGTTCCAATAGATGAAATGACGTTTGCCGAAAGCGAATATCATAGAGGTAACAAAATATGGAATGCCCAAACGTTATACGATTTTGCTAAGGCAAAAGAGTATCCAGTTATGGATATGCCACTTTGGTGCATTGATTTGACTACTGAAGCATTTGAATGCAGCCAGCTTCATAGTTTCATATTCCAATGCAAGCGGGTTCGTAACTGTTCGCTTGATTATCCTATCATATTAGATGAAGTTGGCCAAATTGCTGATGGCTATCATCGTTTATGCAAAGCTATATTAGAGGGTAAGGAGACAATTAAAGCTATTCGGTTATTGGAAATGCCAGCACCTGATAGAATTGAGGAGGAATAATATGAAGAAGCACACAAGAATTATTACGGTAGAATATGTTGTACGAGATTGCCCTATCTGCGGTAAAATTATAGTGAAGCATCATTTGTATCCAGAAATTGATAAAAAGCAAGAAAAACTGCGTAGATGGCAAAGGAGGTAATGATTCAGTCTAAATATCATTGTCGAGATTGTGTACACAGCTACGATTGGCATGAGAAAAATAGCAAAGGTGAATTGTTTATGTGCCGATGTCGGTTATCTAAATGGACTAAATTTTTGAATCGTAATATATGTGATAAGTTTAAGGAAAAAGAATTGGTTCTTAAAAATATGCCATGATTATTAGTCTAATCCCCGTAATTTTTCTGACAACTTAGAGCGTAATATTAAAAATAGGACAATATGGCAAAACCTAAAATTCCAAATCAGAAAAAGAAATACCAAGAACTTAACAGTCGGCTAAATAGATATGTCGTTCTTGTTGAGCAAATATACGATACCCTGAATTTGGAAGCAGCCAAAGCCGTTTCACGCACTCAATATTCCTCTGATAGTGATAATCCGTTTAAATGGTCTGACTATCCTCAAACTAAAAAACAAATTGACGATATACAGAGACATTTCGTAGAAGATATAAACGCAATTATCTATCGCGGTACGACCGAAGAATGGAAAAATTGTAATGAAGCACAGGATTTGATAGCAAACAGAGTATTAAAAGCATATAACGCACAAGTTGATAGAGAGAAATATAAAGTCTTGTATCAAACAAATTCAGATGCTCTGAAAGCATTCCAGAATCGAAAAGATAGAGGACTCAATATATCTGCAAAACTTTGGCAGCAATCTATGATCTATAAAGAGGAATTGGAGGCTGCGATCTCATGCGCTATTCAAAAAGGAACCAGCGCTGTTACGTTGAGTAAGCAAATAAGCAAGTATCTTCTTGATTTCCCATTACTGCAAAAAGATTACAAAGACAGATATGGCAGTGCAGAACACATACAAGATTGTGAATACCGTTCCATACGTCTAGCCCGTTCAGAAATAAACATGGCTTATAGAACAGCCGAAAATGAACGTTGGAAGCAAATGGATTTCGTTGTAGGATACGAAATTAAATTAAGTTCCTCTCATCACAGCCGTATGCCACATGGAGATATTTGCGATACACTTGCCGGAAAATATCCTAAAGACTTCACCTGGACAGGATGGCACCCGAATGATTTATGTTATAAAGTTCCTATCCTCAAAACAGAAGAAGAATTCTGGGAATGGGATGGACGAAGCGAAGTTTCCACTACAAGCGTGAATGAAGTGAAAGATGTTCCGGAGGCTTTTAAACAGTGGGTGGGAGCAAACGCTTACCGTATAGAAGAAGCTAAGAAAAGAGGGACGCTACCATATTTCGTTAGGGATAATCAAAAACGAATTGGCAGTATACTTGATTATACACCAACTTCGACATTTACAGTTTATAAGATTGCGGGTATAGAGCAGCTTTCAGTCCTTGACGGAAGTAATTACGATCTTACTAAGGCTGTATCTGATGTGGAATCTAATATACGGCAAAATAAAAGCTATGAGACAGGTGTATTGTTCAATAAGGATGGTAATATTGTGATTGATAAGAGGGGAAGAAGTCGTAGCGTTCAATTCACAAAAGATGAATGTCTCTTAATGAATGACGGAATATTTACCCACAATCATCCAGGTGCATGGGGATATGCGGAAAACGATATTATGCGTATAGGAAATTCTTTCAGCATACAAGATATAGCATTGGCTGTTGGAAATAATCTTGCAGAAATGAGAGCCGTAACCCCTAATTATACCTTTTCAATGAAAAGGCCTGATGGAGGCTGGGGAATAAGCGTAGAGGAATTAATGATGTTATATAATGATGAAAATCGAAATCTGCGGTTAGAATTTACAAGAAGGATAAACAAAGGCACACTTACAATATCACAGGCAAGTGCAACTCATTTTCATATATTATGGAAGAGGTTATCAAAAAAACTGGGATTCGATTATTCTAAAATGAAGACTAAATAGCTATATTTGCATTATGGTTAAAAGGTTATATAAAAACGGTGACAATTATTCATGTACAGATGACAGGCATGAAATATTAAATCTGTATGCTTCACAATGTGCATACTGCAAACATTTTCATGCAGATGACTATTATTGCTCTGCTTACCCTGATGGTATCCCTGACGAGTTGCTTAGAGGCACACAAAAACACAATTCACCTATTAAAGGACAGGTAGGTGACACTGTGTATGAACGGGATAAAAAATGGGAGCATACAGACAATGGAAGATAAACTTATGGAATATGGGAACTACTAATTCATTATTGGAAAAGGCTTTTCAGATAGCAATTGATGCTCATAAGGGACAAACTGACAAAGCTGGGGCACCTTATATTTCCCATCCTATCCGTGTCTCGAACAGATGTTCTACTGATGACGAAAGGATTGTTGCTTTGCTGCACGATACAATAGAAGATACCGAAGTTACCGCTGAATATTTACTTATGGAAGGGTTTCCTCGTAATATAGTAGATGCTATACTTTCTGTCACTCGCAACGAGGATGAAAACTATGAAGATTTCATAAAACGCTCTAGACTTAATCCTATAGGAAGACAAGTAAAACTACATGATTTAGAAGACAACATGGATATAACACGTTTGAATGAACTTACAGAAAAGGATCTTTACAGATTAAACAAATACATAAAAGCATATAAATATCTTAAAGAATAATCGCTGATGTACAATTACATTCAGTTTCACGGCACGAAGTACAAGATTACTCTCGTGCCGTGCGTTTATTATGATAGTTTAACATTGAAAGTGGCGTTTAAAACGTCACTTTTGCTACCTTTGTGTCAGAAGCGTATGAAGATGTACGCCACAGAACTTGTCGTGTTGTGATTTGCTTCAATTTAGCACGATTGAACGAAACTCATTGCTCTAATGTTTAGTAAAGTTCTAAGCGAATAGTCTGCTGGCATACATGCTACGCAGGCTATTTTTGTAACTAAAACATTGTACAATGGACAGAAAGCAACAAGTTTTTTTGAAGCTGAAACCTAAGACGAAGGCATTGGGGTTCAGCTCTAAGGAATTAAAGGGTATTGCCGCTCAGATTGCCGATAACCTTACTTCCGCAGAAGAAGCCTCAGATGAAGACGTAAATGCCGAAATTGACAAAGAGATTGAGGCCGCACTACGTTACTTACCTTTCGGCCAGTCACAAGCCAATCGTTTGCTTGATGAATGGAAGAAAAATCACCCAGAATCATATGATGACGATGATGATGTCGATGATGAAACATTGGGCAGACAAGCACGTCAAACTGGTTCAAACAAAAAAAATCCCAAAAACAACGGAAAAGATGAAGATGCGCCGGAGTGGGCTAAAGGTTTGGTACAGACTGTGCAAACACTAAATGATGAAATAGCAGCATTAAAAGGTGAAAAAGTTACTACTACACGTAGAGGAAAGCTTGAATCTTTATTGAAAGATGCTGGTACATTCGGAACTCGCACATTGAAATCCTTTAATAAAATGAAGTTTGAAAATGATGAAGAGTTTGAAGAATTCTATTCCGAAGTTGAGGAAGATTTGAAATCTTACAACCAAGAACGTGCCGACGCAGGACTATCTAGTTTGGGGAATCCTCCAGGTGCAGGAAGTAAGAAACAAGAAAAAAATGAAGTATTAACTGACGAAGAGGTCATAGCAATAGCTAAAGGCCTTTAATCAAAAACAAATTAAAAATGGGTGCAAAAGCTGATTTAGTCAACGAACAAGAAACAATCTTAACCGGAATGGATTCGATTGTTATTCGTAACTATTTGGGCGGAATTATGAATGGGCGGACATTAGACATGACTGGATTTAAGCAGTCTGTAATCAAATCCGGCCACATCGTTATCCGCGATACAGAGAACGATACTTATAAGCCGATGCCTGTTAATTCAGCAGGCACAGCTTACGAAACATTGCCATCTAATCATGAATATGTTGGTGTTGTTGTTTGTTCAAAACCTGCCGACAAGCCATTCGTTGGCATTATGTATGCTGGTGAAGTAAATGATGTAGCGAGTCCTTATCCTATTGACAGCATTAAGGCTGCATTAAAAACTGCATTGCCGCAACTGGCTTTTTTACACGATTAAAAAGGAGGTGAAAGATGAATGAATCATTATTTATTGAATTTGTAAAAAAAATATGGCCCAAATTGAGCCTATATGTGAAAGAAAAGATCAATGGAACAAATAAGAATTTGACCTATCTTCACAAAACTATGCTTACCAGAGTATATTCTCCTGATCAAAAATGGGAAGGTACTTCTGCTAACACTACTTATGTAGCAGCGGATATGGTAGCTATGGATTCTCCTTTGTCTCCCAAGAAACGTGACTCTATTGCACGTTCTAGTGGTGAATTGCCTAAAGTTGGTATTAAAAAGATTCTGAGAGAAACTCAGATCAACGCTATTAATATCATGAAAGCACATTTGTCTAATGCCACTACAGAGGAAGCGCAAAAATCTCTCAAAAACAGAATCTTTTCTCGATTAACTGATGACGGAACCGCATGTTCTGTTGGTATTGATGAAAGGAATGAAGCTAATTTCCTTACTGGGCTGTCTGATGGGGTTATTATTGTTGAAGGTGATGATGATAAAAATTCCGGTCTCGGACTTCGTGTAAATTATGGTTATTTGCCAGAACATAGTTTTGGTGTTGTTACTACCGGAGAAGTAACAGGTGATGATATTGAAAGAGTTATAGGTAAAGCCAACGATGACGGGAATAGCATTTCTGTTATCATGTTAGCGTTGTCTACCTATAACAAAATGCGTCAATCTCAATGGGCTAAGGAATTGGTGGCAAGTTATCGAGGGCAAACCTTTGATAATGAAACAAAGTTGCCTGTTCCCACTTCTACGTTGTTTGATGAAGCATTTTCTGATCAATATAATGGCATTTCATTCTTTAAGATTGATCGTTCTGTCACTTATGAAAAGAATGGTAAAAGAGTTTCTTATAAGCCGTGGAACGCAAATAAACTTATATTCCTTCCTTCTGCTGACAATGTAGGTTCTTTTGTATGGGGAACTTTGGCTGAATCTACTAACCCTGTCAAGGGAGTAGAATATACCATTGTTGATGAATATAAGCTGATTAGCCGTTACTCCAAAACAGACCCGTTGCAGGAATTTACGAATGGGCAGGCTCTTTGTTTGCCGGTTATTGAGAATGTAGACCAGATTTATTCATTGGATATTCTGGAAGCTCAAACAGTAGATACAACGAAAGAATCTGAGGATTCTACTGATGTAAAGATTACGATTTGGGGAGTAACTTACAAGAAGCCAGAATTTGTGACAGAATACAATAAAATCGCTGGTAAAAACTTGACTTCCACCGTTTCCGATGATAAACTTATCGCGGCAGTCAACAGATTGAGTGATGCAGACGAAGCATCGTTGAAAAAAGCGGTTGAATCCCATAAAACAACATAATCCATGAAGACAATTCAGCAAGCCCTTATAGACGAAATACATTACCCGATTCCAGCTGGTTTTGTAGAGAATGTTATGATTAAACGTAATCTCAAAGTTGATGAAGAGTTTGATTATGACGTTTCTCGTTCCAACGAATATCAGGGGGCATTAGCTGATTGTCTTTGGTCTTTAGTTCAGTCTATCAATTTTTCTGAAGCAGATAAGTCTTTTGGAGCTTTATCTGATAAAGACAAAGAGCGAATTTTGTTACGTGTCAACTCTATCTACAATACTATTGGTGAGCCTTCGGTAGAACTGGAGGCAAAGCCGATGGTATATGTAGGTGATTGCTTGTTGTAGAATGGCAGTATTGAATAGAAAACCCCACCGTTTGTCATATCTTGTATCCGGTTCTGGATATGATGATGAAAACGGCGATTATCATCCCGGTTCCTCTGAATGGAAAGGCGTGATACCTTGTGATGCCGTACCTGCTGGAAAAGCGGAACAAAGAGAGTTTGAGGATGGTGTTGTAAGAAGCTATTCATACACGGTTTATCTTCCAAGTGATTGTCGTACGTTTACTATTGGAGACAGGGTTAAGATTGATCTTATCGGAGAAATTGAAAGAGAATTTGAAGTGAAAGGTTTTCATCGTTACCAGCTTCAGTGTAAAATTTGGGTTTAGGATATGGGTATAAGAATGGCTACCAAACTTGATGAAATTCATAATACACTTATGAGGGAGGCACAACGGGTTGAAAGGCTAACAATACGCGCTTTGTCGTATCTTGGAGAACAATGTGTTATCAGGGTACGTGATAGAGGTGGTGATAAAAGTTGGTATGATCAGTCTGGTAATTTGCGTAGTTCAGTTGGCTATGTAATAGCCCGTAATGGCAGTATTATCCAATACTCGGACTTTAATCAGGTGAAGCAGGGTTCACAAGGTGTAAAAGTCGGTAAAGACCTGGCAGAAGAACTGGCTAGAAGATATTCCAATGACTATGTTCTTGTTATTGTTGCCGGAATGAATTATGCTGAATATGTAGAAGCGATGGATAACAAGGATGTATTAGCATCAACGGAGCTATGGGCTATAGAACAGGTCCCTAAGATGCTTGAAAAACTGAAAAAACAGATTGCTAGATGAAATCGGACATTGAAATACAGAAGTTTGTCTATCACAAGATTAAAGGTACAGCTCTTGAACAAAATGTTACTGGAAAATTGAGTGATAGAGGTAGACCTAACAAATCAGACAAGGAAGATATTGTCATATCAGTACTTGCTAATGAGGGGTGCGGTCAAATTCAACGGGCTTATGTGAATATCAATGTTTACGTTAGTGACCAATGGAATGAAGATACGAAACAATGGGAACGAAATACAGTCCGTGTAGGCAAATTATGCGAATTATGTAAGTTCCTTTTCTCCATACGAGAGGAAGAGTATCATACGGTACCTAAGCAATGTTCTCAGAAAACCATTCCAACAGGAGTGACCTTTGAAGATGGACATACCGAACATTTCATTAATAACAAACTGTATATTGAGATAAATAACGAATAATTATTAACTATATTAAACGATATAGAATTATGGCAGTAATCGGGTGGGGGAAACCACGTATATTTATTAAAGATTTGGATGCAAGTTCTCCAAAGTGGGAAGAGCTTCCGACTCCTGTAGAGGATTCTACACAATTGACAACAACCAAAGGAGATAAACAGGAAGCCAAGATTGAAGGTGGGGAAAATGAAGACGTAAAGTATGGCAAAAATACTTATGCTCTTGCTCTCAACATTCGTGCCGCAAAGGGACGCAAAAGACCTATTAGTGATAGTGATGGTGTAGTTGCTCACAATTACGCTATTGCGTTACAGCCGGAGGATCCGGAAGTTCAGGGTTTCTGTATGGAAAAGACTACTGTTTCTGTTGAAGATACATTTACTACGGCAGATGGTGGTGTTTGGGCGTATATGTTTGATGCATTAAAACCTGGTGCCGACAAAAAGCAAATTCAATGGGGTAAAATTATTGTCACTCCGAACACTGGTACACCAACTAAAATTGAATGTGATCCAGAAGATGAATCCGGAGATGGGGATAAGTTTGAAGTAGCTCCTAATCCTGGTATAGGAGGTTAAGTTTTGATAGGTAATGCCGAGCGTGGGGGCGTAGTACCCACGTGTTTTGCGGAGATGGTGTAATGGTTGCATATATATCATCCAGATATCAGGTTACGGTTCAAGTCCGTATCTCCGCTCTGTTTTTTGAGAATCTGATTTGTTGTTCATAATTTAATGTCGGTTGTCTGTGAAGATAGCCGATAAAAAATAATTGATGATGAAAGAAACTATAAAAGATATAGACGCGGATATTGCTGATATAATAATGAGCGTTCCGAGAGGATTTAAAGTGGGTAAAAGAAAGTTCTATCTTTATCCTATTACTCTTGGTAAAACATATCTTATTTCACGCCTTATGTCTTCCTTGAATATAAATCTAAAAATAGTACACGCTAATCCATACATGGAGGCTTTAAGGCTATGCCAAGACAAGAAAAATATTGTATGCCGTATATTATCCTATCACACAATTAATAAGAAAAAAGATTTGTTTGATAATGATGTGATTCAGGAAAGATGTGATTTTTTTATTAAAGAACTTGATAATGAAAGTTTGGCACAACTGCTTGTGATGGTCCTTTCCGAAGGGGATATATCTCAATTTACTAAGCATTTAGGCATTGACAAAGAAAAAGAGTGGCAAGAAAAGGCGATGAAGGCTAAAAGAGACAATAATTCTTTCGTTTTC